GCACCATCTTCATCAGTTCACCAGCTTGGCTAAACGTAACTTGGTCGAGAGCGCCAAACTTAAACGGCTGCAAAATCTCTGCTGGGTTACCGTTGGTCAGGATGGTTTTACCGGGTCTTACCTCCATCGTGGCACCACGAGGCATCCGGGAAGCATCCATAGCCATCATGGGGTGGACAGTGAGGGCTAGGGCGTCAATGCGAGCGCGCATCTCTGCATCCAAAGCCTTCTGACTGTTATATCCCTTCTCACAGATGCCACGTCCCCAAAAGCGACCGGGCACAATGTCCCACGGAAAAGCCACCACAGGACGGTCTTGCATCATGAATGGGTTTTCTTCAGCTTTTAGCAGGATGCCTTCGTTAGCAATCACTACCATAGCCTCTACATAGCCTTCCATCTCCTCATCATCTTCACCTTCCAGCTCTTCTACGCCTTCTAAGTCCTCATCGTCTTCATATTCAGGACGTTGCATGGCTTCTTTGAGCAAAACACGGGGAACCAGCCCATAATATTTGACCAACCTCACTTTGTTTTCGTCAAACGTGCTCAATTCCTTGTCTACTTCAATGTCAGAGTCAGGAGAGGCGTCTGTAATAGCTACATCTCGGTAAATGCCGTTCTCAATTCCAATTTCTACCTGATGCTTAGGCACAAACTCATCAATGATGACACCCAAAGCCTCCTCAATTGAGGGGCTAACAGGGTCAATAAGGAAGTTCTGTGGTTGGATGGGGCGTAATTTAACCACCACACGGGGTGAAACATTCACACCAACCGCCTGCATAGCACCTTCCATGATGGGTTGGGTAGCTGGCTTCATCTCTTGCATCTCTTCCAACACCAACTCACCAATACCTGTACCATAAACAGCACTATTTAGAATACACTCAGCAGTGGCTTTACGTGTTTTGGTAAACTGAAAGTCTTCCATAAGCTGTTCACGCATGTACGCTATGTCTGATGGGTCTTGGTCTTTGCGGTCATCCTCGATGTCAAACCACTTACCCCTACCAAAGGTGGCTTCCTCAACCTCCGACACAGCAGACTCAACGGCTTGCTGCAAGGCAGGACTAATCAACCTGCTGCGTTCACTCTCACGGGTCTTGTCTTCAGCAGCCCAAATGCCACGCCACAAGCGGTAGTATTCATCAAACTTTTCTTGGTAGTTAGACTGGTAGTGGTCACGCCAAGTGTTGGCTTTGTCCATCACCCAATCTTCTAACTTTTGTTCCATAAGGTTTTTTTCTTCCATTATGTTTCCTTTTAATAGCCTGCTACGGCATCAAGCATTTCGTAATCATCTTCTTCAAAGTCAGTAACGTAACTAACCTTGGCTAATTGTTCAATGTAAGACAGCGAGTCCACCAAGTCATCATGCACCATGGGGTTAGGAAATTGAAACAACTGATCTAAAAACTCAGAGTTCCACTCTCCCTTGTTTAGTTTTACATACCCATTCTCAAACCTACCCTGTAAACTCCACACAATACGGTCTGTCTTCTTCTTGTTTCCATGTGTCAACTCGTCTACCCGGAAAAAAGTTTGTGTCCTACGCATGATGTCGCTGAGGTAAGGCATGACAGCCTGCTTGGCTATCCCTTTCTCAATACCTGTGGCAACTGGTTCATATTTTTTAACAGCATCAAATATCTTCTTAGCCGTCTCCTTTACGTCCCACCTACCATAAATTATTTCTTGTACATACCAACCATCTTCATTAACTTTAACAACACTGATGGCTGTGTTGTCTAGCCGTTTGTTCTTTACCTTCTTAGCCCCTTCATCTTCAAAGCCAGCCAAGTCAATGGCAATGTAATAGTCGCCACGTTCAGGTTCATTTTCACTAAACTTTACCCAATCTTCTTTAAACAGCTCTCCACCCAATGCTTCAAAGCTAGCCATAAATTCTTGGCGAAATGCAAAGGATGACATGTTACGTTTTGCAGATTCAATCTCTCCAGCATCGAGGATAGGGTTGTCAAATGATGTAAAATGAAAACTCTTAAACGTTTCATCGTTTCCTTGGCTTCCATAGAGGTATAGGTCATAAAAGTGGTTCCTTCCCATTGGCGTACCAATGAACAATGCTTGACCCTTTTGGTCAGCTAGTGCAGGGCGTAGGATTTGTTCCCACACCTCAGGCTTCATGTCAGCATACTCGTCCATCACCAAATACTTTAACGAGACACCCCGCATGGTTTCAGGACGGTCAGCACCCTTTAAAGAAATCGTGGCTCCATTGATCAGTTTGATTTGTAAATTGTTAATGTGGCTTCCCTCTATAACAGGATGCCCGACCTCCAACAAGGTTTGCCACATAATGTCTCGGGCTTGACCTTGAGTAGGAGCCACGTAAAACACATGTCCTCTGTCCGTCTGCAAGGCATTCACTATCAGCAAGTAAGCAGCTAACCTAGACTTGCCTGTACGGCGTCCAGCAGCCACAACCTTAAACCTAGCTGGGTCGTTCCATACCTCTTGCTGCCACGGCAACAGGGAAATGTCTAGTGTACGGTCTACCATTTAACCTTGTCAGCCCAGTAGGCGGCACTCATTTTTCCTTTGGAGATGTTTGAGGCGTGTCTTGCCTTAAAACTTTTCTGACGAGCCTTCTCACTTGCTGTTTTAGGGGAACTGCCTGCACCACTCACTCCTTGTTGTCCGAAACGGATGGTTTTAACTTGGTCACCTTCTTTGGCAACTACCACGTGTGACTTGGTTGGGTGGGACGGTGTGCGTTTAGGTTTGTTGTAACCTGACACACCAGCGCGTTCTAGTCGGCTATCTTTCATAGCATGTCCTTCTTTAGTGGCACACAGGCTGCGTTGTACATAATGCTGTTGCTTACGTTAATCTCATAGGCTTCAGCAATACATGCTTCCATGGTTGGCACCTCTTTCTCTCCAGCCATCTTCATTTGACTAGGCCCAACAATGACGAACAACATAATAAAGAATTTCATTTTCTAGTCCTCTTTCGTCTGAATAGACCAAAGAAAGACCCCATTTCTTTCTTCAATCCTGTGTAAATCTCACCGGGGGAAGGTAAAAGCCAACCCAACAACATCAATATCATTACCCATGGTGGGATGTTTTGTATATTGATTTCGCTGTCCTTAGCCTCTACTGCTTGCTCACTTTGTGTCAACTTACCAATGTCATTCGCTTCAATCTTGTTGGTCTTGACTTCACCAACCACAACACCTGTTTGGTTATTCTCTTTGCCAACCTGTGTGTTTGCTGCTACATTAGTTCCCCCACCCATGCCAGGTATGAAGGAGGTTAGTGCAGAACAACCAGTTAGTAGAACAACCATTATCAGATGTTTCATTTCTTAGACAAGGGATTGGTCAACAAGTCGTTAGCAAAATTAGCAAACATCTCATAATAATCTCTACGAGGAACCTTTAGTTGTTGCCCCACTGTTATCTTATTTGGGTCGGCAATATTGTTCAAAGCTGCTATATCATTAACAGACATATCATATTGCTGTGCAATTCTACCAAGAGTATCTCCTGCTTGTACAGTGTACCTGTTAGGCAATGCTTTTGCATCTTCAGGAGGTAGGGTTAAAGTATAAGGATCAGGGCCTGTAGTGGTTATCTCAGGCATTGTCGTAGGCATTGCATCAGGGTTTTGTATATCAAACAAAATGTTTCGATACGACTCTACCTGCGGCTCATTGAACAACGCTTTGTTACCGTACTTATCGCCTTGATAATAACTGGTACCTATCTTCTTTACACCTCGGTTGTCTTTGATTTCTTTTAACAGAGGAAACGATGCCCACTCTTTAGCAACCTCGTTGCCAAACTCTTCTATAGACATTTTACCTGCTTGAAACTTAGACAATCCTCGACGCTCTAGCAACTGAATAGCCATGCGGTCTTGCATCTCAGGTGTAAACTTCTCGTTACCTGATAGCTTCATTTTACCCATCAAATAATCAAACGTAGCTGGAATGATTTGATAAGCACCAGCAGCTTTGTTTCCCATCTGTTTCTTTTGCATCTCCCTAACTTCATTAACGGTCATATCAGTTAGGTCATATTCTTTCCTACTACCTTTGAATACATTATAGTTACCACCATAAGATTCTTTTTGTTTGATTAAATCTAACAGTTTCTGCATGTTAGTATTCCTTGGGTTCGATGTCTGTGACTTCTTCGACTGTAGGTGTGGTGGAGAAGCCTTGTAGGTTAATTTGTACAATGGGTTTACTGCCTCGTTCTTTTTCATCGAACAAGTGCATGGGAATAGCGCGGTCACCAATAAAACGCATAGCAGCAGGCCAGTGCTTATGCTCAGGATCAAGAGCAACAGAGAATA